TCGCGGTGCCCTTAAAGAAAAGATTGCTGCTCAAGAAGCTGTAGTCAACGAAGAGGAGAACTCTTTCATTGACTCAATCATTTCCAAAATTGACGCCCTCAACGAGGAAGCCGTCAAGGTAGCGGAAGAGGAGCAAGAAGAGACGGTTGAGGAGGAGGCTAGTGCTGACTCTTCTACTGAGATTACAGAGGAAGACGAGCAGGTCTCAAAGGAGGCAAGTGAGGACTCGGAAGCTGTGGTCGCGCCTAAGCTGACGTTAGCAGAGATGTTAAAGTCGGCAAACTTAGAATCAACTGACGAAGCTGTTGAGAGTGTTTCCTCTGGGAATGTGAAGACCGCAGCAGAACAGGGATCTACTATTTCGAGCAAGCTTAAGAATTCACTTCTTAGTAAAGTTCGGACGGAGGTTTAATAATGAGCATTGCTAATGACTCTTCCAAAGAGGTACTTCGACAAGCTGCTAAGGCTTTGAGGAACTTGGCGGAAGAAAACGTAAAATTAGCTAGCCAAGTAGGTGAGTATGAGAAGCGTGCTCAGGCAGAAGAGATTGTCTCTGAGATGGATCGGAAGGGTCTTAGTGACCCAACTGTGGATTTCAAGGACAAGGTTGCTGCACTGATCGAGTCGGATAAGGATCTTAACTTAGTTAAGGAAGCCCTCAGCCTTGCTGCGGGTGACTTCTCCTTTGCGGCTGTATCAGATGTTGAAACCGACTCTGATGATCATGCCTTCGAAGATTTTATCTTAAGTGGTTCTAGCTAAAGGTCTTTAAAAATATTTTCTGTTTAGGAGGAAAAAATGGCAGCTAAATCTAACAGCAAGGGGAAGAACGTAAATCCCCTTAGCTCTGTTTTGCATGTCCAAACTATGGATGTCGACTGCTCAGCACTTGATAATGCGCCACTTGATGGCGAGTTCGTTTACGTGCAGGGCCGAGGCGAAGCAGTTGGTTCTTCGAGTGGTGCGCCCACTTTAGGTAACAACATGGCTATGGTTTGGAGTAACAAAGATCGTTCCGATCTTCAGGCTACGGGTCGTAAGCGTACGCCTGTGGTATTCTTAGGTGATCTTCACTGTACGCTTGAGCTTTTCGATGACGACAACACGCCAGCAGCTGGTATGGTACTCGCACTTGCTCAGGTTTCGGTCAGCGGCATTAACCGCTACATCGTGAAGCCAACTACGTGGGACAAAACCCTCGCTGACAATTCGATTCTTGTTGGTCAGGTTATTCGAAAGATTTCCGCCGACAAGATCGAGTGCGTAATCTGGAGTTGTTCACGTAATTCCATGGACTCGACAGAGTAATTCTAGCTTAGAAGGAGGCTAAAAAATGAGTGTACCTAGTGAAGTTCTTAACGAACTATTCTCCGCTAAGTTAGATACTGAGGCGGGTAAAGAGAAGATTGCACAGCTTGGAGGAGATTACATCCGTGATCGCTTGCGTGAGGAGTCTTTTGCTCGGCAGATTCTGCCGCCCAAGAGCGTTTCGCGTGCAGACCTTCAGGTTTCTGTTAACCACGACACCCTTGTCAAGATTGTGGAAGTTGAGCCCGGTTCCAAGGCAATGACTATGTCATTCCGTGGCCAGCCTGACGTCAACTACTACAGCGCTCCTCGTTTCGAGGTTCCTTTCCACACGATTGGATCCGAGCGATACGAGAAGACTGAGCAGGAGTTGATGGCTTACACGATGCCTATTACGGAGATCATTCGCCGTAACGTCGTGAAGGACATCCAGGAGCTTGAGGACTACGTCTTCCTCGACCATGTCGAGTCGGCGTGCCAGTCGCTCCAGAAGGATGCCCAGTCGGGTCAGGCTTTTGCCGATGACTTTGCGGACGGAACTGCTTTCACCGCGTTTAACGTTAATGGTGGTTCGGTCCCTGAGGTTGGTAAGTGCAAGGCTAACGATGTTCTGTTCCAGACTCAGGGTTCTGGCGCTGCTGCTAATGCCGCTGGTGGTATTGTGCAGGACGTCAACGTCCCTGTTCAGAAAGACGACATGATTAAGTTGTTCGCATTGTTCCCCGGTAATGGGTCGAGCGCTTCCCGCCTTCGTGCGGATCGCTTCCTCATTAGCGACACGGACTTTGAGGACCTTAACTCATGGACTGTTTCTGAGGTTGGTGACAAGGTTGTTGGTGAGACCGCAGTTGATGGCTACAAGTACAACACGGTTATTGGTCGTCGGTACATCCGTACCCTCAAGACTGATATCCTGCGTCCTGGTAACATCTACGCGTTCGCTGCCCCTGAGTTCCTTGGTGG